CTGTAGGCCTTCTTCCCATCCCTTGTCACCCGATGGGCGGCGAAGGTGGGACACTAGGATCATGCCGATGCCTGTCTCTTCAACGAGAGAACGAAGCTTGGTCATGATGACATCTATAGCCTTCCGCTCATCCCCATCATCAACACCTGATACAACAATGCTGAGGTGATCGAGGACAATCCAGCCAGTGCCACAGCTTTTGGCAAGGTATCTAATTTTACTGAGGAGGCTGTCGGTAGCAAGAGAACCGAAATGATCGTAGAGATAAACACGGTTGCTACCAACGGTGCTGTCATAAGCAGACTTGAGAGTATCATGTGACACTCCTTCTTTTGAAAGGTGAAGGGGCTTGTCGATTGCCAAACCCATCAGCCCCAGAGCTGTGCGTTTCACGTTCTCTTCGAGGGCTATATAGCCAATGGTCTCGCCTTGTTTGATTAGGTGGTATGCAATTTCTCTGCACACCTGAGACTTACCAACACCACTACCTGCGGTGATGGTCACTAGCTCACCCCGCCGCATACCTCTGGTCTTCTCGTTGAGGCCTGCGAAGGGATAGGGAATTGAGGGTACTTCCTCATCGTGGGCTATGCTTTCCCACAGGTCAGTGCCGTTGATGATACCATCAGGGCGGTAGACTTTAGCAGCCCACATAGCATCGATCAGTTCCTTGTTCTTACCCTTGACCAACATGTCATTTGGGTCTTTCTCAGGGAGCCTAGCGATGTGAGCTTTGCCGGGGGTCAGGAGTTGAGCAACCTCAAGGGCTGCAGCATCTCCTGCCTTATCGTTATCGAACATGATGATTACACGCTCGAAGCTTTCTACAAACTCTAGCTGTTCCTGCACACATCTCTTGGCTGACTGCGCACCTGACTTAACGGAGCAAGTCGCAAATTTATTACCCTGCACTTGCGACATGGAAAGGCAGTCAACCTCGCCTTCCGTCAGGACCAGCATACGACCGCCCTCTTTCCAGAGGTGCTGACCGTAGAGACCAGCTGCCTTAGCATCACCAAGGAACTTGAAGGTCTTATCTGCGAAGCGAACCTTTTGGGCTACCACTGTGCCTTCAGCGTTGCGGTAGTTTGCAATCTGAACTGGCTGACCTTGGTAGTCACCAATGGTGTACCCGAATTTCTTGCAGGTATCTTCAGTCAGCTTACGCTTTGGCAGTGACTGCGCCTGACCATAGGGCAGTAAGCCTGCCTTGGGTTTGGACTGTACAAATTCTGTCTGCATACCTTCGACCTTCTTATAAGATTGACAAGAAAAGCAGTAAGAACCGCCATCACTGTAGACCGCCCGAGCATCGGACGATCCGCATTCGCAGGATGTGTGGTGGAGTAGTGTGCTATCCGAGTTTGTATTCTGCATACTTGGCTCCATTCGGCGCGCGTTTCATGAGGGTCTTAATATCCAAGCCCCCTTCACGCAGGCGTTGGATACACACAGCCAAGCGCCAGACTCCGTAGTTGCTCTGGGCTTCCAGCGGTGAGATGGAACCGTATTTTTTCAGGTGGTTTTTTACAGTTGTTGTTTGTGACATATGTCAGCTCCTAGTTGTCAGGATTTTTTGGTGGGAACATGCCGTACCAAAGGACGATCAAAGCCTCTAAGGGCCAGACCAGTGAGCCAATGATCCACGGGATCAGTGGGGTCTCATCACTTTCTTCAGCGATGATGTCGGCCATCAGGACACAGCCGAGTAAGTAAAGAATGATTGCCATCCTCACTCCTTTAAAATGCAAAAGGCCCCACCTAAGTGGAGCCAAATTTTTTTGTGAGATATGGGTGCAGCCTATGAGTTAGTCATCAGTCCTCTCCTTTAAATGCTTACGAAATCTTTTGTTGTAAGCACGTTTGATCTTCTTCAATTGACCAGCCTTCCAGTGGAGAAACTTACGGCCTTTAGTAAGCGCATCGTACTCATCTCCACCTTTCAGGGGGATACGATTAGTCATTCTAATCAATTACTGAGATGACGTTATCTGTTTCATACCAATGACCAGCATCGAAGTTCGGGCAGGTCTTCATCTTGTCGAAGTCAGTATGACCGGCGACTTTAGCGATTGGGAAATGCTCTTCCTTCCACTCATCGATCAGCTTGCGCAGTGAGGCGTATTGCTCATCGGTGTAGTTAACCTCTGGTCCATGTTTGGATTTGGTCATACCACCAATCAGGCAGATGCCTCGGGACTTACTGTTCATACCTCGGACATGAGCGCCGGTGCGGTGAAGTGGGCGACCCTCTTCGACTGTACCATCCCGCTTTATGACTGCGTGGTATCCGATCATCAACCACCCTTTCTCGCGGTGCCACCGATCAATATCGGAAGCTCCGATGTCCATCTGCGGTGGGGTGTAACTACAATGCACAATGATGTGCGTAATATTATTATTCATCTAACCACTCCTGTGGAACGGTCTTGTCAGCGTACAAGAAGTCATGCTTCTCACACCACATGCCGTAGGTTGTTTTGGATTGCTTGGAAATTTTTTGCCGCGAATTGGAGAACACGAAACGGATATCCAACTCTGGGTGTTGCTGCTTTACTAGGATCATTTGCTGTCTATTGGCGGTAATGAAGCGGCCTTTACTTTCAACCACAATAGTCTTGCCTGACTTAGTCTTGATCCAGAAATCAGGGGTATATCGCGCCTTACGTTCAGGAACGATCCAGTTGATTACTCGGGTCTCGTATTCATATTCGACACCCTTTGAACGAAGATCGGCGGCAAGGGTTTCTTCTAACCCAGACCGCCAACCATGTTTTATAGCATTAGCCCTGACAGAACTCCCAAGCTTGCGCTTAGAAGTCTGCTTCATCTGCAACAGCACCAGCTGCGCTATCGAAGGTGTCGGAAACGAACCCGTCTTCCTTGTCAAACATAGACACTGCGTCAGCACCGCCACCCATAGCGGCCAGTTGGATTACCTGTACTGCGCTGGGCCGTAGAGACACACCTACTGTTTTGCTCGAAGGCATGGCGTAGGGGAATACAGTACCAGCGACACGGATCGTGGAACCGCCGGTGACGTTAGCATTCGTAGGCTGCTTGTTACTGTCATACAGCGCAACCTTCATCTCCATAGTGTCGCCACGTTTTGTTGTGATACGAGCCTTCTGCTTGAACTTGAAGATGTTGAAGCCAGTAAGATTACCTTGGTCATCTACCTCTTCCTCATATACATCAGCGGAATTGTAGCGTGCAATCTTTGGGTCAGCCTTGGCTTGCTCCGCTTTGTAGTTATCGCGGATGCCTTCGAGCTTTGCGATAAGGTCTTGGCTTTCTTCTGCGGCAAGGCGAAGCTTCACTGTGTACTCACCGTCCACGTTGAACTTCGTGTCAGGTGTGTTGAGCTTTGGCCATACTGCGATGCCCTTTGGTGTAACATAATCAGTCATAGATTATCCTTTAGTTTGTTGGTATTTTTGGACATCAATACCCGCTTCCAGTAGTCGGGCCTGAACATCGACAGGAACGGGGACGCCGCTCCGGTGAAAGTATTCAGCGATATTGATGAGTGTTCTTGCATCCATTGGTTTACCTTTCGGTTCTGCTAGAGCTTAGGTGCAACCTAACTCATTTCAGTTAGATTATGAGAAGAAGAATTCTGAATGGAGAACATCCCGAATGTCTAAATCTCCGCGAGGTGGTAGGGCGGGTAACTCCCTGCCGAGCATAAGTTCACACTCATCCTTTAGCCTCTGAAGTGGACCCTCATCTTCATAAATCCAGACGAACGCTTCACGGGTACATGCACCGAGCATTTCTATGTCCGATGCGTGGCAGCTAAAGCTATCGTGAATCATACCGAAATGGGTGACCCCATTATCAGCGGCAAGATTGACAGTCATCCTTAGATGGGCGCTGTCCCAAGAGTGCACAACATTCGGACTAACACCGGCACCTTGTCGGCGGCGGTCCAGCTTATTGTTGTTGGCCTCCTGCAGGGTGAGGTAGACCAGCTTGTCACCAAACTTTGTTTTCAGTCTTCGCTTGGTCATGTCTTTGTAGGACTGCATCACAGGCAAGCCATCGGTAGTAGTCCACACGATTGGTAGGTTCTCTTTGGCTAGCTCTCTTGCAGCATCCTGCATCCAATCCATAGCAGTCTGGGCTGCAACCACAGTCTCATTGATCGAGGCCCAAACGTGCTGTGCGAGGTACACAGAAGCGGGAAACTCTAGCTCATGTAGTGGGCTAACATAATCCCGGTCCTCTCCTTTTCGCTTGGCATCTGTATCAGTGAGGTACTCTTGAACAAACGCCCGAGCCGAGAACAATGTTGATCCATAGACGCGGGTCATCGTGCATCTCTTGGCTGTCTTACGGGTGATACCATACTCCAACCACTTCGCAGCTAACTGAGAAACGCTGTGAGTATTTAGAACCATTTCATTGCTGGCTAAATCCTCCTTCACCTTCTCAATAGTTTTGTCTGCAACAGTTTGGTAGATATCTGCAGGCTTGTCTGAAGGTAGGATGTTTACCTGCGCTCCCCCTACCTTATCCAAGAGGCAGCTTGATAGGTGCTGTAGACCATTACATGCACCATCCTTAGCAATCGGAATGTATGATACATGGTCATAACCATTCTCACAGTAGCCTGCCCATTCCTCACAGAACGCAGCGAATGAGAATGGATCGTCAGCCTCTTTCGCCCACCACAGGTCACCCATTGGATCGGTAGCAACCCGGCAGATCATGTCAGACCTCTCGACCACCCAATCCACACGCTCCTGCATCGAAGCCTTGTCGTAACCAAAGCAGTTGGCCCCATGAATAGCCAGCTCACAAGCTGCTTCGTTGGTTCCCAGCGGTTTACCGTCAGCAAACTTCAGGAGACCTTTGGAAAGCGAGTTTCCTTGTGGTGTTAGATAGCTTGATGCTGGATACAACCGGCCTCTGAAGTCAGCTGTATGAACAAAGTAGATAGCGTTATACTTTGAGAACTTTTCAGCCATTGTGCGGATGCGTGATGTCATCAATCTTTTAGAACTGGCTCGGATACGTTCCTCGTAGACCTTGGTTGACCGTTGCTTCCACAGTTTAAACTGACGTAGCTGTTCCTCAGTCATATCATCCTTGGTCATACCCTCTGGCACCACCCGTGGTGGGAGTGGTTCATCCTCTAGAGCAGCAAGACCGGCAACAGCTGTGCCGTTGTCATGTAAAATCTGCAGAATTGCCAAGACGAAAGAGTTGACCTGCCAAGGTGTCTTCTGGATGTGATTTACAGCCCGATACACAGGCTCCATTTGATCCGATAGACCCTCAAGTTCCTCAAGATAATTTCTGTTGCTAGTCTTGATGAAAGAGAGTGGCGGGATGTGGTGGGTCAGGTATCCCCCACCGCGTGGACCCTGCCAATCTACAGGCGGCACAACCATTGGTTCATACACAGGCGACAGCATCTCTGCCACCTCGTGATTGTTTTTGATGAAGTCGTTTACAGCTTGAGTTGCAATCAGGATTTTTTCAGTCTTCTTGGAACCGAGAGAGCGTTGAGCCTCTTCTGCAAAACCTGTGGTGCTGATAAACATCTCGATCAACATCATGCCAAGGTGAATACGATCTTTCTCACCCCAGCTTACCCACTCTTGGCAGTAGCGGTTATACGCAGCCACAAGGTTCTGCCGCTTTCTGGCTCTGGTTGTATCAATTTCATTTAGTAGCTTTTTGAATAACCACGGATGCTCTTGCTCAAACTTTGTATAGCGCAGCTCATCCTCAAGAGCCTTGCCGACACTGTTAGCAACGGCTTGGATTTTGTTGGTCTTGGAAGTGAGCCTGTCGATGATAGTTTTCGCAGTAAAGAACGCAGTCACATTCGGATCAAATAGCCGCAGGTATTTTACTGCAGAAACCTTTGGTCCTGCTCGGCCACCTTCAGCCTCTTGAATGGCTATACGAATTCTCTCGGCCACAGGTTCGATGGCTCGTTTCATGAGGCTGGACCCGTAGTAGGTCGAGGTCTCATTTCCTTTTTGCTGGTTCTCGGTCAGCATCTTTTTGAATTTGGTTTGAGTTAGAGTTCGTGCTGATTTCTCAAGTGTTTCTTGAGTAGTGAACAGATCGATTGTCATTCTGTTTCATCCTATAGTTAGCTTTCAGGGGGGCTTTAGGGGCTTAGGTGCAACCTAATTAAAGCCATTGAATTCATAGGATTTTCACAGGGGGAGCACGGATTTGGTGCAGTGGTGCAATGCTGGTGTAGAGCGTGGGTAGTTTCTCGCCGATAACGACTAGAATGCAGGCACACAAAAACCCACGCAGAAACCCTTTAAAATAAAGGTTCTGAATGGGTCTAACCGCAACCGATTTGAGTGGTGAAAGTGCAGGTTGCTGTTGCCGTGCGCCTATATTCATTTAAGTGCCTGTAGTGTTTTTATATTTCTGTGTATTAGGTGCAACCTTACTCCAAGAATGCACCAGAAATGCACCAGAACACCCGGTGCATCTCGACGATTATTTTACTGTTGCGAGGGTGTCAAGCGCGGCTGCAGCGTCATCCAATTTTCCCGGCATGAAGTGAGCATAGCGTTGCGTTTGTTCGATAGACTTGTGGCCCATCCACTGCATGACAGTTCTGATATCCACACCCGCTCCCAGCAATCGAGTGCAGCATGTGTGCCGCAGCGTGTGAATAACAAAGTGAGCATCATCACCCAGACCTATCGCCTCACGCATGTCGATCCATACACGGTAGAACTTGCGCTCTGCGATGTGCTTGAACACAAGAGCGTTGTGGTCATTCTGACCCCTCGCGAGTTTCTGCAGGATGTGGCGCACCCTGTGGGTCATCTTAACGCTGCGCGGTGAGTTGGTTTTGGTTTCCCAAATTGAGATGCGACCTGTCTCCATGTCAACGTCACGAAACTTCAGGCGCAGAGCCTCAGATTTACGCAGTCCCGTGTCTAGGTAGAAACGCACCAAGTCACCGAAGCTTTCCCGAGCTGTGCGGTCGTACCAATCAAGCATCCTGATTTCTTCCTCATCGGTGACATAACGGATGCGCCCTTTGGTAAGCTTGCGGCCCTGCATGCGCTGCGGTTGAATGCGTTGCCGCCCCCGCTTGAAAGCATGCAGCTGCATTTGATATAGTAAGGTGCCCATGTAGTTCACGACACTTGCCGAGTACTTCCTCGTAACGGTTAGTTCATCGAAAAACTCAGCGATTGTTTTTTGGTTTATATCATCCAGATCAATCAGTGGACCAAAGTGGTTCAAGATTGTCTTGCCGTACCAAGCAAACTTTTTGGGGTTCGCTGTGCTATGTGGTGACACTGCAACCCTGTGGTCAACGTAGTGTTCCCACGCTGTCTTTAGGTTCCAAGTGGTGTGCTGCCCCGCAGTCAGGTCAAACAGTCCGACCTTCATTTGCTGCAGGGCCGCTGAAGCTTCCTCTAGGGTCTTTAGGGTCGCGGTTTTCCGCTTCCCGTTGACCATGACAGACACGCGGAATTTGTCGCCGCGTTTGGATATGCCTTTGGGTAGATTAGTCATCTTTCATTATCCCCCGGATTGTGTTGGCCAGCTCACGGCCTTTGGGTGTCAACTCGACAATCCGCTGGCGTTCATCCATCGGATCGATGTGCTGCTTCAACCACTTGAAGCCATGTTCACGCGCATAGGATCGATCAGCCATGGTGCGGATCAGTCGGTTGATTGTGGTTTGCGGCAGGCCTAGAGCCTCCGGTAAATCTTTGGTCGTGATGACCTCATCAGTGCGTTGCGCGAGGTATAAAAACACCTGCATCATGTTGCCGGTGATTTTGTTGTGCCGTGTTGTAAATTCAGTAAGTACGTTAGATATTTTTTGCAGATCATCCATATCTCTTAACCTTTTCTGCGCGCCATCTCTCTACTGTGAAATGCAATGAACCTACATTTAATTTAAGCAGAATGCTGGCGCGCTGTTCTATTGTGACATTTACAGTCGAAAGTCCAATGAATTTTGTGTATTCCCCCAGAAATACATCGAAAAACCATTCCCATTTATGGTCTGGCCGCGCTTTAGCAATAAGACCGATCAGCTGACGGTGGCGCAGGCCACCTTTGTCTTGCTTTTTATCGTGGCTATCTTTCCATTGTCCGTGTTTCATTTGTCTTCCTTCGTAGTTCTTATAGTGTTTTTGGTATTAACCGTTTTGCGGTAGATCGGCAAATAGTTAAAATGGCACGCTGCCATCAGCGCCTCGAGGATCGTTGAAATATCCCTTGGCTAGGTGAAGGTGGTGCGGGTCATCTTTGGCATCTGACAGGGCCTCTGAGGCTGTCTTAGGTAGCACTCCGAGTTCCTGCAGGTGCCGCTCAATTTCATGGTCTAACATTTGTTGTCCTTTCTGTTGCATGCGTCATTGCATGGGATGGCAGCGCCGAAACGCTGCTCACCGATACAATCAAGAGCCTACAAAAACCCGATAGGTGCCTTGCGCTTCATCGTGCGGGTCGATGGCCTCAATGAATTGGTGCCAATCCCCTGTCTTGATGTGGGCGCGCTCAATTGCTTCCCATACATCCCGCACCGAGTTGGATTTGCAGTAGGCTCGAACCCTAATCACCTTCTCAAAATGGCGGCTGTAATAGGGATAAAGGATGACAGGTCTAGGGTGGGCAACAGCCTCTGCGTCGAGGTCAATAAATTCATCCATGTCCCAGATGGTTTGGTAGTTTTGGGACTCGCGGTGAGCTTCGAAGATATCAGAATTTTCCATGTTATTTCCTTTCAGTCGATGTAGACAATTGTTGAACCTTTGAGCGGCATACCTGACCCCCAAACGTCATCCTCTGGCATGCAGAAGAATTTGCGCATGCTCCGGCAGTAGTCGTCTCGGATGAATTCTTTTTTGGCCTGTGGTTTGCGCTTGAAATATGCGCCATTCGGCAGGTCTTTGAGTTGGATGGGCGTCATGGTCATTGTGCTACCCCCTCGATCCGCGCGGTATAATCCTCAATCGCGTCAATCGCCTTGTCGAAATAGTGGCCGTGGTGGCAGGCATTATCGATTTCGTTAAATACCCATGTGACCCATTGGCCGTTAAACGTGGCCAAAACGTGGTGCAGGTACCAATCACCGGCATGCGGGAACCGGTCGGCAATGAATACGTTTGCGCCGTTTGATGGTTTGATATGTGACATTTTATTTCCTCTCAAAATCATGCGGGATTGCATGGCTAGGCCCACCGGTATCGATGGACCCGCGATGCGATCCGTTAGTGGAGCGGGTAGGACACATTAGGCACGCTGTGGGTCCAGCAAGCGCGGCAGTCACCGCAATTGCCGCCCTGTTGTGAGGCGGGGCAGATGTGGCCTGCAGGCGTAGCGCCTTTGCGGTGGACCGTGGACGTATTGGCGTGGCCAGAAATAGGCTTGTCACCAATCATGGTGGAGCTAATACGGATGATCAGATTGGCAGGAACAACGCCACCGGCGGCGCGGTAATCTTTGACAATCTTGGCCTCGCGAGTTGGCAACCAGTGGCTGATATCTGGCGTCAATTCTGCCGCCTTGCAGATAGCGCCCAGCATATCGACGGAAGCAAGGTCACCGCTATCAAACCAGCGGTGATACATCTCGCCAGATTTCTTGGCCATGCGATTGATCTGGAATGCAGCACCTGCCGCCCATTTATCGGGGCTTGTGGCAATCATGCGAGTTGCTGCGAGATAGTTGTCGGTCCAGCCTTTATCGACGCTAGGGCGCAGCTTCTGCAGTTTGATTGCATAGCACCGGTCACAGACAGAGCCTTTGACATTCACAAGCTTTCCGCCAACCCCGCAATGTTTTGCAGATATAGCGAAGGTTGAACCCGGCATTTTGGAGTTACGATTGGAAAGCTTGCCGGTGATTTCTTGGGCGGCTTTGAGTGTTTTGATATCATGGTGTGTCATTGGTTAGTCCCTCTTTTCGGTTAGATTTAAAGATCAAGAAATGCGAAAGATACGCCGGTGCAGGCCGTCAGAATTAACATCATGCAAGCGCCTGTAATGTCGCCGGTCGATGCAAGTAACAGCGCAAGAATGATGGAAGTGAAGGTGCAGGTCGCTAGGATAAATTGCAGGAACATTGTCATTTGGTAGTGCCTCTTAGGTTATGCTGCAGTGCAGCGTGAATGGCCCCAGCAAGAGCCGATGCCCATTCCTAACCGTTTTCGGTTTGGATTGTCCAGCAGGAAATTTGCACCAACTGCAAAATAATTTAGAAAACGGCAGGGAATACCAACAAAATATAGAAAAGAAAAAACGGCAGGGACCGGCAGAATTCCCACT